TCGGCTCAAGTCGGATGATAGACGTCGGTGAAGAGATTCGAACAAATGACGTAGCTGCTGAGAACCGTACGCTAATGGCCGAGGAGAGTTGACATGCCATCATCCCCCGATTTCCTCAAGGACCCCGACGACGTCCTTGACTACTCGTTCAACTGGGCGGATTGGCTGACGACCAATGAGCAGATACTGAGCTTTACGGCCATCGCTACCCCCGGTATTACCATTGATTCTACGTCGAACACGACTACGGTGACTACGACTTGGCTGTCTGGCGGGGTTGCCGGTACGCCTTATACGGTTACCCATCGAATCGTGACCAATCAGGACCGCACGGTGGATCGATCGATGACGATTCGCGTCACTAGTAGGTGAGTTGAGGAGACGAAATGGCCATCTCGTTCGTCGCCGAAGCTCACGGTACGGCCAACTATCAGACGTCGATCTCGGTAAGCAAGCCCACGGGCACCACGGACGGCGATGTGATGATCGCCTTTTGCGGCGGTAGCCCTTCAACCCCTTCGGGTTGGACGCTACTCGGTAGTGCAAACTCGGGTACCAACTCACTGCGCACGGTTAGGCTATTCAGGAAGGTGGCCTCCGGCGAGGGGTCAAGCTATACGTTCAGTATCAGTTCATCCATAGCTTGCGCTTCTATCGTTTCGTATCGCGGTGTAAGTAATACGACTCCGGTTGACACGGCTCATTTTGATATATCGCCCATCGGAGCAACGACTAACTTCAACACGGCGTCGGTAACTGCTGCCACAACGCAGTGGGGCGTGTCGTTTGCGATGGCATATGAGTACGGTAGTTCATCAACTCGCACATGGACTGAGGGGTCCGGCTCTGAGAGGGCTGATTATTCTGTCTCTAACTCCGGCAGCCCGGACAATACGAACTGTTGCGTTGCGGACTCGAACACTACTCTATCCGCCGGTTCGTTCTCAAGGACTCAGACGCGCTCAAGTGCGGCATCGGGTGGAGTGTCTGCGATAGTCCTTCTCAACCTGGCCGGTGGCGGTGTGGTAAACGCCTCGGCGGTTGTAGCTGACGGCGCTACGGTGGCGGCTAATAATCCGGTTGGTAGCGTCGGAATTGGGGCAAATGCTGGTAAGGCCGCCGTGACTGCGGTTGCTAACTCTCAACTGGTGCTCTCTGGTAGGGTTGTTCGAACTGACTCGATTAGTGTAACGGCCTCTTGTTTGGATATTGGCCGCCGCATACACCCGGACGTAGTAACGGTTGAGGTTGATGTACCCGTGGCCCACGTCTACTACGGCGCTCCACCCTACCGCACCTACCGCGTACCGCCCGACGAGCCACTGAATCCGGGGCCGCGATGAAACAGCAACGAAGGAAGCTTACGGAGGTTGTCCAACAGGAGAATCTGCGCGAGTCGTTGGAGGCAATCCGCGACTACATCGCAGACCAACTTGAGGGCAACCTCTGCAACACATGCCTGAACTCCCGCCTACGTACCGGTGATCAGGCTTCGCTGATCCTCCGTCTGCAAACAGTGCTTGAGCAGATAGAGAAGATCCCGATTTATGACGCGGAGGTGTCCGAACTTGAAAAGATACGTAATCGAGCCGGAACACCCCGGGCAGTCACTCGACAGCAGGGTGGCCGCCACCCTAGCGGTACGCGGAAACCAGAGGCCCCGAATACTTCATCGTCCGCCTAGCATTACCAGTGTTGGTACTGAAATAGCCGATCTATCGAGGCTCGCGGGTCTCAACTTGGACCCCTGGCAGGTCTGGTCGATGCAAGAGGCTATGGCCAAGCGAGAAGACGGCAAGTGGGCCGCCTTTGAGGTGGGTCTGATAGTCAGTAGGCAGAACGGCAAGGGATCGATCCTTGAGGCTCGTGAGCTTGCCGGTCTGTACCTGCTCGGCGAGAAGTTGATTATCCATTCGGCTCACCAGTTCGACACTTCTAAGGAAGCGTTCGGACGCATCTTGATGCTCATAGAGCAAACTCCCGACCTAGAGGCGGAGGTTGCTCGCGTCTCTCGCTCCCACGGTGAAGAGGGCATAGAGCTTAAGAACGGCAGTCGACTCAGGTTCCGTACTCGAACCAAGGGCGGTGGCCGAGGATTTTCGTGTGACTGCCTGATCCTGGACGAGGCCATGTACTTGGGCTCACAGCAGGTCGGTGCGCTGATGCCAACTCTGTCCGCGCGAACCGAAGTTACTCCCGGAGGTCCCCAAATCTGGTACACCGGTTCGGCTGGCGACCAGGAATCAACGCAGCTAGGACGTGTGCGTGCGCGAGCAATCAAGGGTGATGACCCTCGCTTGTTCTACGCCGAGTGGTCGATTGACGCATGCACAGACTACTGCCCGAACGATTGTGACGAGCATGATCAGACGGACACCGTTGAGTCATATGCCAAAGCGAATCCCGGATTGGGCATTCGCATTTCGGTGGAGCATGTCGAATCGGAACGCCGATCGATGGACTCGGATACGTTCCTTCAAGAACGGCTCGGCGTCGGAGACTGGCCGGTCGAGGGCGACGCGTGGTCGGTAATCAGCGAAGAGTCCTGGATGCGGCGTGCTGACATAACGTCGTACCTTCTGGACCCGTTCGTGCTCGCAGTTGACACTTCGCCCGGACTCAACCCCACTACCTCTATTGCGGCAGCCGGTCGCAACGATGAAGGTTCGGTTCATGTCGAGGTGACGGGCTACGAGACTTACGACTGTCGACCCGGCACGTCGTGGGTAGTTGACCGAGTGGTAGAAATATGGAAGACGCAGCATCCCGTAGGAGTCGTTATCGACAAGCGCAGTCAGGCCGGTATGTTCATAGACGAACTTGAGGCCGCAGGGGTGAAGTTGATTCACCCGACGACCGCTGAGTTCGCTCAGTCGTGTGGTGAGTTTTACACAGGGATCGTTCCCCGTAAGGGGAATGTTCCCAACGTTACACACATCAATCAAAAGCCGCTCAACTCGGCGGTTGCTGGTGCGGATACGCGCGATCTCGCCGACTGCTGGGCGTGGTCGAGGCGTACATCTTCCGTTGATATCTCGCCTCTGGTTGCTTGCACGCTGGCAACTTGGGGTTACAAGCGGATTGCCAACGAAAAGAAGCCATCTGCACCTTGGGCAGTGCGACGATAGGGGCGATATGAAAAGGCATGAAGCGCTCGCCCTAGCGGTCGCATGCTTCTTTATGCTAACTGCTGGGCTCACGTGGAAGTTTGGCGACTACGGCCTGATAGGGCCTAGCGCTGTTGCGCTCGTTCTGCTGCTGTTCATCGACACCGACAAGACAGATAAGGAGGAGTGATCATGGCATCTCTCTGGTCCCGACTCCGAGGCAAGGACGAGAAGCGCAGCCTTACGATAGATGACTACTTGAACCTAGCGAATCCTATGAACTTCCCGTTCGGATTCGTCAACAGGTCCGGATACAACGAAGACAAGGAGTACGACGAGGAGTTTCAGTACAACATCTACAACTGCTACAAGTCAGACGGCATTGTTTTTGCTTGTATGTACGCTCGTCAACTTGTCTTCACTGAGGCGCGATTCCAGTTGCAGCGCATGCGTAAGGGGCGTCCGGGTGATCTGTTTGGTATCCAGGATCTCGACATTTTTGAGAAGCCCTGGCCGAACGCCACGACCGGCGAACTCCTTGCCCGTGCGATTCAGGACGCCGACCTTGGTGGTAACCACTACGTGGTGCGCGAGGGAGACAGGCTCCGTCGCTTGCGCCCAGATTGGGTAGACATCATCCTGACGCAGCCGCCGGATAAGGCGGTTGACTCGGATGTGGCTGGCTACGTCTACATGCCTGGCGGTAGGGGATCAAATCCTGAAAACTGGGAGATTTACCCGATCGACGGCAGCAATGGCGTAGTTGCACACTGGTGCCCCATACCTGACCCTGACGCTCTCTATCGTGGCATGTCGTGGCTCTCGCCCGTTATTCGTGAGATCAACGCCGACAAGGCAGCAACTCTTCATAAGGCCAAGTTCTTTGAGAATGCAGCTACGCCAAACCTTGCGGTTGCGTTCAAGGAGACTGTCACTAACGAGCAGTTCAAGGAATTCATGGAGTCGATGGACTCTTTGAAGGGTGGCGTTGAGCACGCGTACGAGACTCTGTATCTCGGTGGTGGCGCTGACGTCACGGTAGTTGGTGCAGACCTGCGGCAGATGGACTTTAAG